CACTAGCGTGATTGGTGGTAGTGGGTACTTTGATGGTACTGGGGATTATTTGGTTGCGCCGGACAATGACGCATTGGAGCCGGGCAGTAGCAATTTGACTTGGGAAGTGTGGATCAACACCACAAGTTCCACACAATACGCTACGCTTTATAGTCGCACTACGGCCACTTTTGCATCTGGGATGTGGACGTTAATGATAAACCTAGCATCTTCAACTGCTGGAGATGCTGGTCTATATGTTGCCAATTTTTCTACTGCTTCCCCGTTGCTGCAAACCACCGGCGTAAGCGTTCGAGACAACGCATGGCACCACATTGCCGTAGTTCGCAACGGGAGTTCATGGGTTTTGTATGTGGATGGCATTTCCCGAGCAACGGCAACGTGGGCAGGAACTATTGCTAATATTGCTGGCGGGCCGTATATTGGCAGCGATCAGTTTTATGGCCGTAATTATGCTGGCTATATGTCCAACCTTCGTATTGTTAATAATACAGCACTCTACACCGCTAACTTCACCCCTCCAACCGCCCCTCTCACAGCAATCGCCAACACCAGTCTGCTCACCTGCCAGAGCAACACCTTCAAAGACAACAGCACAAACAACTTTGCTATTACACAAAATGGTGATGTTAAAGTTCAACGTTTCATTCCTTTTGATATTCTACCTTATAATTCAACGCTCGGTGGCTCGGCATACTTTGATGGAAACGGAGATTACCTAACTGGCCCGACAAGCAATGCAGCGTTTCAGTTTGGGACGGGCAATTTCACGATTGAATATTGGCTGTATCAAACAGCATCAGGTAGCTACAGAACTGTGCTTGATACAAGGGCATCTGGTACGGCATCCCCGTGGGCTTGTCTAATTAATTCTAGTAATCAGCCGTATATCCTGATTACGTCAGATTTAACCAGCACCATCCCAATCGTCATTAACGCTTGGAACCATGTTGCGATTGTTCGCTCAGGAACTTCGCTGTCTATTTTTGTGAACGGTGTTCGAGGTCTTAACACCACCGACTCGACAAACATTGCTCCAACCGGCACATTGCGTGTTGGATTTACCGTTGATTCGCTTTATGCAATAGTGGGTTATCTGAGTAACATTCGGATTGTCAAAGGTACAGCCGTCTATGACCCAACACAATCGACTTGCACAGTTCCCACCATCCCTCTTACAGCAATCACAAACACCCAACTACTGCTCAATTTCACCAACGCTGGCATTTACGACAATGCCATGATGAACAACCTAGAAACTGTGGGTAATGCACAGTTAAGCACCGCAGTTAAGAAGTTTGGTAATAGTAGTCTAAGTTTTGACGGGACATTAGATAGTTTAAAAATAGTAGATAACCCAAATATTAATTTAGGCACAAGTGATTTCACAATAGAATGCTGGGCATACTTCAACGTAGTTAACGCAGAAATGAGTTTGATTAATAAAGGATGGCAATCTAGTAGCGCATATGCAAGCTATCTAATATATATGACTAGCGGTGGCTCACTAAGATTCAATGCTAGCACTAACGGTGGCGCATGGGATATTGCTAATGAAGTAGTAATAGGAGCAATGACTGCTACTACATGGACTCATATTGCAGTTACTCGTTCGGGAACAACATACAGAGCATTTATTAACGGTGCGATAGTATCAGGATTCACGTTTACTAATTCCGGTTCACATGCAAACATAGCTGCACAAGCATTGTATATTGGTGGTGTGACAAACAACAATAGCTCAATGAATGGGTACCTAGATGATGTAAGAATCACTAAAGGATATGCTAGATATACAGCAAACTTCACTCCACCGACTAGTGATTTACAAGGATAAACACACTTTTATTTTAAAATAAATACTCCCTATAGGGGGATATAATGTCAACAATAAACACAAGAACACAATTTAAAGATTATTGCTTGCGCCGACTTGGTTTTCCTGTAATCGACATTAATGTTGATGATGACCAGGTGGAAGATAGAATTGATGATGCAATACAATATTGGCAAGACTATCATTTTGATGGTATGCAAAAAGTGTATTACATACACCATTTAACAGAAGAAGATAATCAAAATAGATATTTGGATTTATCGGGAATTACCGATTCATCCAATAATGCAACAACAGTTCTTGGTGTTACAAGGATTTTTCCAATTCAAGATTCTTCCGCAACAATCAACATGTTTGATTTGAGATATCAGTTGCGTTTAAATGAATTGTATGATTTCACATCCGCATCTTATATCAATTACACATTAACACAACAACATTTGCGTTCTCTGGAAATTATGTTTACTGGTGAAATACCAATTCGTTTTCAAAGACATATGCAAAGGTTGTTTATTGATTGGGCTTGGGGAACATCACAAGCACCAGCAGGAACAACAGTTGTTATGGAGTGTTACACTTCATTAAATCCAGATTTTTATGGCCAAGTTTATAATGACCGTTGGTTAAAAGAATATGCCACAGAACTTGTCAGAAAACAATGGGGTTCAAATTTGAAAAAGTTTGGTGGCATACAGTTGCCAGGTGGAGTTGTGTTAAATGGCGATAAAATTTATGAAGATGCTGAAACAGAAATACGAAGATTAGAACAAGAAATGGAAAACAATTACGGCGGCGTGCTAGAATTTTTCCTTAACTAAACAGGATAATAATGGCAACCTCTGTATATTTTAATAATCTAAACGCAAGCAAAGAACAACACCTAGTTGAAGATTTGATTGTTGAATCAATCAAAATCATGGGTTTTGATGCATATTATTTGCCAATCTTCAATGAGGAAGATAGGGATATACTCTACGGTGAAGATCCGGTAAAGAAATTTAAATCAGCTTTTCCTGTTGAAATGTATCTTTCCTCAGCACTGGAATATAGTGGTGAAAAAGAATTCTTTTCTAAATTTGGTCTGGAAATCAAAAATAATGTTAGTGTGATACTTTCAAAAAGGTCGTTCTCTCAAAGAGTACCACAAGAACATTTCAATAGGCCAAGAGAGGGTGATTTGATTTATGTTCCTTTCTTGTATGGAACAGGCGAATTATTTGAAATTAAATTTACTGACCAAAACAAAGACTTTTTCACATTAGGTCGTAAGATTCCTTATTTTTATGAGTTGCAATTGGAGAAATTCAAATATTCACAAGAAATTATCGATACTGGTATTGATGTTATTGATGATGCAGTAACACAATCCAGTTACACAATTGAATTAAATGTGGTTGATGGTGCAAACAATTACATACAAAAAGAAATGGTATATCAATCACCAGATTCGTCAATAGAAAATGCAGTAACCACTGCTGTTGTTCAAAACTGGACACTTGGTGCAAATGGAACAGGAACACTATCAGTTACAAATATAATGGGAGAATTTGTTGACGGACACACAATAATTGGATCAACAAGTGGTGCAAATTATATATTGGATAACTTCAATGCTCTGAAAGATAGCACCAGAAATGAAACATATGATAACATGTATATTGAAAATCAAGCAAATAATATTATAGATTTTTCAGAAACCAATCCTTTTGGAACATTATAATGGCAGCAACACAATATAATCGCACAATTCGAAAGTTGGTTGTTGCTTTTGGTAACCTTTTCAACGAAATACAATTAGTTAGATACAATTCCGATTTGACAGAATTGGAAAGGTTTTTAATACCCATAGCATATGCATCAAAAGAAAGATATGTTATGAGGTTGGAAGATGATTTGAATTTGGACAAAAAAGTACAAGTTGCTTTACCAAGGTTTTCTTTTGAAATGACAGGCATGAATTATGATTCATCCAGAAAACAAAATACAAATATAAAAAATTATGCACAAACAACATCTGGTTTTGTTGGACAATATAATCCTGTTCCATATGATTTTGACTTTAGTTTATATTTGTATGTCAGGAACATAGAAGATGCAACGCAAGTTGTTGAACATATACTACCATATTTTACTCCAGATTATACTGTAAAAATTAACATGATTCCCGAAATGGGAACCATAAAAGAAGTTCCTGTAATTTTCAAAGATGCAAGTCACGAAATAGTTTATGAAGGCGACAGAAACCAAGAAACAAGAATGATTATATGGACGTTTAGATTTACTGTCAAAGGATTTATTTTTGGCAAATCTTCTCCAGCAAAAATTATCACACATTCAATTACAAACATCTATAATCAAATATCACCAGAAGATGTCGTTTCTTTTACACTAGATAGAACATCTGGCGCAGGTGATTATCAAATTGGTGAAATTGTATATCAAGGATATTCATACCAAACAAGTGTCGCTTCAGCAAGAGTTGTTGGATGGAACAATAATATTTTACATTTAACCGAAATTAACGGAAACTTTAGTTCCGATCTACCTATATACGGCATAAATAATTTGGCAAATTATAGGTTCGTT